ATCGGTACACCGTGTGCCTTCAGATGACGGGCATAGGCTTGCAGGGGCAACTTACCCTTATCACCATCGCCGAACACAGACGTGGCCGGGAGGATCACCTGATAGACCTCGCGCTTGTCCACCTCACCCTCAAGCATCACTGCGATGCGCCGAGAGTAGCGGCACGCACGGCTGTCGCCCTGGCCCGAACCCTTGACGTTCTGGGGGCAGTCCATGCAACGCGATGCTTGGCGCTGATCTTCCGGCACCTCGGGTGCGGGAGCCACCTCGTCGGTAGACCAACACGTGGGCTGCGCTGCTTGCCCTTCCACGTACGTACCTGCAAAGTAAGTACGGTGGTTCTTGGGCGACGCCTTGATGATGATCACGTTCATGGCGCGATCCTCACTGACGCGGTACTCCTTGGCACCGATCATCTCGCGGAACACGCCGCCCTTGATGCTGATTCGGCGTTGTCCAAGTTCGCCACCGGACAGGCTGTCGGTCGTCTCGTCTTGCAGTTCCTTCAGGTAAGCAGGCACGCCACCTTTGAACAGGGTCAGTTCGCTCATCTCGTATCTCCTTAGAAGTCTTCGTCAACAGAAACAGGTTGGGGGTTGGTCATCTTCTGATCCTGCGTTTTGGTGTAGTTCCGCAGAGCGGCTTCCACCTCCGGCAGTTTGAATCGGAACGTGTTCCCAACCTTCAGATAGGACTCGGCAGGCAGGATGCCCTTACGAATCCAAACACGCACCGTCGATACAGACACCAAGAAGTGTTCGGCCAACTTCTGTATGTCTACGTACTTGTCTTCCATCTCTACGTTCTCCTGACCGTGATGGTGTATTCGCTGTCCACGTTCAACCCCGGTGGCAGCAAATCGGGGTGCTGCTCAAGGAACGCTTGCGTGTTGCCCTGATGCAGACGTTTTTCCAACAACTCGGGAACCTTGTGCTCCAAGATGAAGCGGCTCATGGATTCCCAGTCGCTCGTCCAGAAACGCTTTTTGACAGAGCGGTAGAACATACCGCTGCCGTCGGCCAGTCGGACGCTATCCACGTTCTGGGTCTTGCAGTACTCAAGGAGCCCCTGCTTGACCGACTTCATGGCATCTTCCAACTTCTGGAGTTCGGCCTCGTGCGCTTTGACCAACGTCTCTCTGGCCGCACGCATCTTCAGGTAGACCTTCACCAATTTCTCAGGGGGAACAGTGCCCCCGTCCTTATCAGACTCTTCCATCTCGATCTCCGTTTTAGTTAGTAACGCTTCAATGTAGTGACTTTTCGTCACTCAGTCAAGTAACCCCTTGTAGAGGTCAACTATTTGTGTGTGAATATCTTCTTTAGCGTCAAGCATTTTGTAAACGTGGCGTTCCGCGTTAGATCCTATAAGACGTACAACCGTAGTTGGGTGTCTCTGGCCTGCGCGGTGAACACGGGCGTTGGCTTGGGCATAGGTCTCCAGGCTGCTCGTCGGCCCCCACCACACCACCGTGTCGGCTGCGGTCAGGGTCACGCCGTGGCTTGCCGCCTGCGGCTGAATCACCAGGATGCGGGGTTCGGGTGTCTCTTGGAACCGCTTGAAGATGTCCGCACGCTTGGCCGCAGACACGTCCCCGTTGATGATCTCGGCGCTGTAGCCGTCCTTGGTCAACTTGTTCGTGATGATCTCGATGGAGTTGCGGAAGGGTACGAAGATGAGCACCTTCTTGGCTGACTCCTCGATAACTTCTTTCAGCACGGCATAGCGGTTGCGGATGTCGAACTCGATGGTCTCGCCTGAGTCTGAGTAGACCGCACCACAAGATAATTGCAGGAGTTTGTTTAGGTTGACCGCCGCGTTGACCGACGTGATGGCCTCGCCTGCGGCCTCGACGATCATCTTGTTTTTGAGGGTGACGTAGTACTTCTGCTGTTGCTTGGTCAACTCCACCACGCGATCCACGTAGGTCATCTCGGGGAGATCCATGCACTCGTCTTTGGTGTAGCGGATGGCCGGTTGCAGTGCATCGAACACCGTCTGCGTTGCCGAGGGCTTGGGTACCCACCGGAACTGCCCGACCTTGAACATCACCATCTCGCGGAACGACGACGCAAACTTCGGCACGCCCATCGGGTTGACCAGTCGGGCCAGACCGTAGGCATCAATCGGTGACTGTGCAGCAGGTGTGCCCGTCATCATCCACAGCCACGTCGTGGGCTGCATCAACTTGTACAGCGTCTTCCACCGCACCGTCTGCACGTTCTTGTAGGCGGTCGCCTCGTCCACCACGATGAGGTCGAACCCACCCTTGGCGATCTCGTCGGCCACGATCTCTACGCCGTCGTAGTTGATGATGACGTACTCAGCCGCGCTGTTGATTGCATCGCGGCGCTTCTCTGCGCTGCCGTAGGCCACAGCCACCGTGCGGTGCATCGCAAACTTAAACAAGTCCGCACGCCATGCACTGTCCATGATGGACAGCGGGCAGATCACCAACACGCGCCGGATTCGGCCTTGCTTCATCAGGTAATCGGATGCCCAGATCACAGAGCCCGTCTTGCCCGTGCCCTGCTCGTTGAGGCAGAACGCACGCTTGTTCAGCGTCAGGAATGATGCGGTGTCCTTCTGGTGTGCAAACGGCTTGTGCATCCCGGGCCAGTCGTACTCCTTGAGGATCGGCGAGGGGACGTTCTTGATCTTGAGGTTCTTGAGGACGTGGGCCTCATCGAGCCCCCACTTGACCAACACCCGGTGGTCGTCCACCAGGGTGCTTTTTGGTATCACTGCGGTGACTTTCTTGGGGTCACGCAACTTCAGGAGCAGTGCTTTGTTAGAAACGATTTCCATCTTGCTCTGTGTTTGGAGACGGCAGAACAGGCAGAGTGGGGTCTCCACTCTGCCGCCTGCCATGCCTTCTGACTTTTGCTTGGTATCTTCCGTCCGAAGTCACACGGCGGAGAAAGCAGGAGGATCTACGAACCTCCACTTAAATTCCGTGCCTTCGATGGTGTAGTTTCGTTTAGCCGCCCACCCACACCTTACAGCGGTTACCCCGACCAGGGATCTCTCAAATGTACTGCTTCGGCCCCCGAAGATCAACCTCGGGTCTTCACTTACGCTCGCCCTTGCGGTGCAAGTTGCGGCTGCGGTTCTTGCTCGGTGCCTCCAAGCGATAGCCGTCCGCGTTGGTGCCGCCCTTGGCGAGCGCCTTGGTGTGCGACACGTCTTTACCCTTGCGCTCCACACCCTTCTTGTCCAGTGCACGTCGAGCACGCTGTCGCTCCATGCGATCCTCGTGCTCACCTCGCTGCTTCTGCATCTCGTACTCGTGCTTGTACGGGCGCGGTGACTTGGTGTACGGCATCTCAGTTCCTTCCGTTGTGTGAACAACTCAGCACCACGCAGTGCTTTCGGCACAGCCCACTCGGGCGCGGGTTCCAGACATCGTTGTCCATCGCAATTTTCAACCTTTGGTGACGCCCCGTCCACCTCTCCCATAACACGTCTTCCTGAGTTGCATCGCACTTGCTCTTGACCAGCGAATTCGCAATCACGAACAGCAGCCCGGACTTGACGCGCTTGATCTCAGGGAAGTGCTTGAACACGCACAGGGACATCAACTCCAACTGATCAGGGTCGGCGTACTTGGCGCTCTTGCCCGTCTTGTAGTCCACCACCCGAGCCTCGCCCGTCTCCTTGTTGAGAATGAGCAGGTCAGCGATCCCTCGGAACCACACATCCGGTGCGTCGAACGCACAGGGGCGCAGGTCTTCGGTGATACCCATCGGGTACTCGCATAACTTCTCACCAGGAATTTGGTTGAGGTTGTCCAGAGCCGGTTTCACAAAAGCGAAGTACTCGGGCAGTGGGGTGCCGTCTCGGATGTAGTGTTCAGCAGCCTCGTGGAATCGCTTGCCGTACATAAGATGTTCGGCGTTGTCATCTTCCTTGAAGTCCTTGGCTACCCGCAGGTGGTAGTACTTGCGGGGGCATTGCTCAAACAACTTCAGACTGCTGTACGACCACTTCACCGCTTGTCTTCCTTCTGCATCACCAACAGTGCAGCGTGTGCCTCGGTTATCCATTTAATGGCCATCAAGGCTTCTTCCCTGGCCACGTACCAGTCCTTCTCAAGGGCTGCGTCATGCACAGCCTTGAGTGACTTCTCAGCCATCATGGTTGGATATGCGTAGTCAATCACTTCAGCAGTCCCCATAACTTTTTCCTACTCCAGATTCACAGTTGACAGGCAGTCCCGCTGCCCACTCGGGTGTCCATCGCATGCACTCTTCCACGTAGGCTTGGGCCTCCGCGACCTCGGCATCAGGAACAATGCACGCAACTGCGTCGTGCACTGTCAACACAACTCGGTATCTCTTGGCGATCTTGAGCATCTGCTCGGCGATCAGACACCGGGCCAACGCTTGGCAGACGTTCTCCACCACCTTGCCCCCGTAGATGCGGGTGCGCCCCTTGCGGGTGCGGTATGTGAACTCCGGCCCCTTCTCGCCTTCACTCAATTTCAGGTCATCGTAGCGCAGGTACAGCCCATTGGGAAGTCGAATCGCTGCCTCCCGTGTCACGATCTCCAACACCCCGTCACGCCCGAACGGCACCTTGCCATCGTCCCATCGGGAGATAGCCACCAGGGCCATCTGCGCCTGCCGCCACAGGGCGGTCACGGCATAGTTTGTTTGGCGGTACACCTCCACGATACGCCGGGCCTCGTCCAATGAGATGGTCACGTCAGATGTCTTGAGTTGGGCTTGGAACTTGACCGCCCCCATGCCGTAGCCGCAGCCCAGTACAGTGGTCTTGCCCATGAACCGCTCGGGCTTGGTGATCTCCCCTTCGGGTTTGTTGTAGATGGGTGCAGCCATCTTCTTGTACACATCTTTACCCTGAGCGAACGCCTCGACCAGATCATCCTGCCCTGCCAACCACGCAAGCACCCGCGCCTCAATCTGTGAGGAGTCGGCGTCGATGATGCTGTAGCCCGGTGGAGCCATGATCCCTTTCTTGATCTTGCCTGCGTTGTCGCCTCGGCTCGGCAGGTTCTGCATGTTGATCTTGTCGTCGCCCCCGAACCGCCCGGTGTGTGCGGCGTAGTAGCGCAGGGGCACGGGCAGCGCCCCTCGCTTGGCGATCTCCAAGAATCTTTGGGTGCGTGTCTCCTCCAGGGTGGACTTCAGCCCCAGACGTGCAGCCACCAACCCCTGCACGCGCCAGTCAGGATGCTCGGACAGGCGCAGGAACGCCTCGTCGCTCTTGGCAAACGCATACGTTTCTTTATTGGTGAGTGGGCTCATCTTTGTAGGAGGAGTTACCCCAAGCGTACGCAGGGCGTCGGCGAACTTCTGATTGCTCATCAGTTCTTCCTTCTCCACGCCGCACTCTTGGAGCAACTTCTCCTTGCGCTCGACCACCTCGATAAGATGTTTAGCCAGGACACTCTGATCCACCACCAGCACCGGCTCAGTAAACATCTTGAGCGTCAGGTCGATGATCCGCAACTCCGTCACCGGGAAGTCGGGGGACATCTTCATGAACGCCTTGTGCGTCAACTCCACGTCGTTGATGCAGTAGTCCCCGTACCGAGACAGCGCCGCCTCGGTGAAGTCGGCTCGGCGTTTACCCATCGCGTTGATGATCTCGTCGCCCTTGCGCCCGATCTGTAGCCTTTCGGCTACAGCAGCCAGAGACGAACTCACCTCCACGCCAAACAACGCACGGGACATGCACATGGTGTCGAGCAGCATCTTCGGATGGATGTCGAAGAACCACGACAGGATTGCCCCGTCGAACATGGTGTTGTGCGCCAACACCATGTGCTTCTCCATCTCAAAAGATTTCAGCCAGTCGCCGATCTCTTCCTTGGTGCCGCTGCCCCACACGGCGGTCTCGTCGCCGACCTTGACGCCCACACCGATCACCTCAAAGCGAGGGTCGCGGATGTACTCCTCGGTCGTCAGTTTGGTCAGCGAGAAGTCGCGGTCGTAGAAGGTTTCGAAGTCAAGCGTGATGAGTTGCATGGGTGGCCTTGTGCAGTGCGTAGATGTCGTTCATCATGGAGTCGTAGTCGAACTTCCTGTCCATGACTTCTTTTGCAGACACGGTGTCCAACCCGTAGCCCTGCACGGCATCGGCGTAAACGAACGCTCGATCCGGCACTCGGACTTGGTTGGTCAGGAACACTCGCCCCGCATCGGTAACTGTCCAGTAGCCCGAGGTACGGGTGTTGACCTGCGGCTCTCGTTTCTGTCCCCGCACATGTGGCAGTTGGATCACCCTCGCAGGCTTGGGTCGTGGCTCCACGAAGCCCCAGTACTTCAAACTTGTTATGTTGTATGAGCGCATGACGGTGGACGGCGCAGCGTTCGGGATGTCGATCCACTTCTCGCCCATGACCTGCATCTCTTTGTACAGCCATCCGAGGGCACGCACCATGCTGCCCGTCAGGCGCACCGAGTTGATCTTGCCCCACCGCTCGCACACGGGGCAGTAGCCGCCATCGCCTTCGCTGACGTGCTTCCAGATTTGTTTAAGTTGGCTTTGAGTCAGTTCCATCTCTCTTCTCCATCTCTGTTTCAATGAGTTTGTCGATGTAATGCCGCGCCTTTTTCAGGTCTTCTAATCCGTTTTTGTGTCGCCATCGGCTGAGGTACTTGACAGCATTGCCATCCAAGTAGCCAAGCCCCCAGTCGAGGATGACGTCCCAGGTTTCGTGCTTGAACTGTTTGTAGTGGTCACCCGCGACTTGCGTATCGTTTGCTCGTGGCGGTGCGGGTTGTTGTGCATGTCCAGCCGCAGGTCCTGTGGTGTCTCCACTGTCGTGAACCTTTGTTTGCACTGTGAGCATTCATATCTCCTTCGCTTCAGTCCACCAGTTGTCGTTCGGGTTTCGAGGACGTGGCTCGGCACTCCGCATGTTGGGCACTTCATTGTTTACGCTGTTGAGGTAGTCGTTGATCTCTTTGGCCAGTCGGTCACCATCCAGTGACAAGCGGCCTTCAGGGGTCACAGTATCCACTCGTCGTAACAATGCATGACAGCGTTTGAGCAGGTCGATGTGGTTCATTGCCGATCCTTCATGTTGGACAGCCGCTGCCAAACCATCTCGGCTTCTTCAGGCGACACCTCAGTTGAATTCTCAAACAAGGTGCCGTCTTCCATCATCTGCTTGATCCCGGCAACCAACTCATCAAGTTCTTCTTGAGTGCCTTCAAAGTTGTCAAAGGCTCCTGGCGCAAACACGATCTCAAGTTTCTTTTCTGTCATCTCTTCCTCTCAATCGAATCAGTTCGTCCAACATCCGCTCCATCTGATCTGCGGCGTGTAGGTGGAACGGGCTTATGGGGATTTTGTTTGCGAGGGTTCTCATCATGCCGATGGTCACCCGCACCGACCTCTCGGACACGTGCTGCTTTGGTTCCCTAGCCGCCTGTATCTGCGCCAGTATCTCGGCCCCCCGCTTGCGGTGGTACTCACGCTCTTCCTTGGTCTGCTTGGGCTTCTGGTTTGCGTTGTGGTCGCCGCTCATTTCTTGCCCCTTGCGCTAACAAACTCTTTGAGATGCAGCAGAGCGTGGTCGTAGCCTTCGGAAAACATGGGGTGACGCTCACGCTCCATGCCCATGAGTTCGTCAATCGTGTCGAGCACCGCCTCGCGCTCTCGTTCAGCCACCAGTCGGGCAAAATGTTCAAACGAAGCAATGCCCGTGCTAGAAGCAACTAGGAAGTGACGGTCAATGTAGGCGTGCGCTTTGTTTGCCAGTTCAATGATTTCTTC